TCACCATTTTGGTCCAGCATATGCGTAACCAGCTTTAACAAATTGACCACCTATTGTTGCCCTTTTTCTACTCAAATAATCTATTGTTAATCCAGGTCTTGTTAAAGTTAAATCTCTTTGATTTGCTTCAAAATGTTCATTTGTATTATGGTCTAAATCAATAGCTCCTGGTTCAAGAGGTTTTGCTCTTAAAGATGTTCCATCATCTATCGTTCCTAATCTTCTACCAAATATCACCGAGAATAAAGTATTAAGAATTGCAATTAATGGTATTTCAACTTCTGTTCTACCAGAAACAGCACCAACTAATGGTAATCTTCCTCTAGAATCTAGTTGTGAAATAATATCTACTTGACCTGTAAAATAGAATCCTGCTGTATGCATTGTCTTTTTAAAAGCGTCCCGCCATACTGCAATAGAACTAGCAACTTTTAATACATAAGAAAAATCTTGATAGTATCTACTATCTTGTATTTTCATTGTTACTTCAGAAAGTTTACCATCTTCATTAATAAATTTTCCATCTGTATCTGCAATTGAAACTACATTGACATTTGCTGTTGCAACATCAATTTTAGCAATAGTTCCTGACCCACCTGAATCTGCTGATAATGTTTGACCTTCTGTAAATGCACCTGTAATGTCTTTAATTCTTAATACATTTGTATAAGGGTTATATGAAACAATTGTTCCTTGTCCACCTGGAACTGTACAAGATTGTCCTACTGTAAATAAACCACTAGTACCTGTTAATATACAACTGTTATAAAATCCTAATTGTGGAGGACTTGGAGCGTCTTGATATTTTTTTCCTAACTCAATTGTTTTTAATGCAAGAATTCTTCCAATTTCATCACCCCACGCTCTTACACTTCCACCTGCACCACTTGATGATGTTATAGTTACCCTTGGTAAAGAAGTATATCCTGTTCCATTATAAATTAAAAATATTTTTTCAATTGTTCCTGTACCTGTATCTGCTTCTTGCATAATACTATTACCGAAATAATGGTCAGCGGCATTAGTACCATCTTCTAAAACTATTTGGTCAGAATCTTCAGCAGCAATACCACCATTAATAACTCTTACAAATCCAGAAGCTTCCCTTCCGTTTGTTCCAGTATTATCAAATACTAATTTATCACCTACTTCATAATTTACTCCTTTATCATCAATCACAACTTCTGATAATCCACCTGAACCAATTTCATCAATATTAAATATAGCACCAATACCACCTGCTGTAACTGCAACACTATCAGACGTAGTATTTAATGAACCATCATTTGTAATTACTTTTGTTCCTGGAATACCAGTTATAGTTGCTTTAATATACCAATCGTCTGTATCAGAAGCAGAACCTTGCATTTGTTCTCCAATTATAAATGTGCCTTGAATAGAATCATTATTTAAAATAAATTCTGTAACTGTATCTGCACCTATTTGATAATTGGTAACATTTTCAACAACTGCATAAGCACCACTATCTGCACCAGTAATTGTTCTTCCAACTAATTCTGTTGTATCGCCTATATCAGCAATAGCTCTTAAAACTTTTAATGTATCATACTTACCATCTGATATTCTTAATATTTGTTCTCTAGGATAAAATGTTGTTGATTCTTCATTGAATAATATTCTAAAAAATATTTCGTGTCCTCTATTCGTTCCTTTTGAACGATAAAGTGATTTAACATTTTTTATAAGACTTCTTTTATTAACTTTATTTGCTAATGTATCTGGTAATGTTGCAAGAAACTCATCTCTAAAATTTGATAAGAAATTACTAATTACATTATCTGGATCTCTAAAGTTAACTAGGTCGGCAATATTATTTACTGGATTAGGTTTATAATTATCTATTGTTGCATATGCATTTGAACTTGACCCTATAATTATTTCACCTGTTATAAATTTACTATTAGCCGATATGAATAAACGTCCACTATCTAAATCTTCTGTTAATAAAACAGCAGTTGCACCAGAAGTTTGTCCTGTAACTGTTTCACCTCTTTCAAATTTTCCATATTCAGTACCAGAGTAAACTTCAAAAATAATTTTATCACCTGCGTCAAGTGATGTTCTTGCACTACCTAAAGCACTTGCATTTAAAACTAAATTATTTGCTTGGTCTGTTTCTGTTTCTAATAAGATACCTTCTGTAGATTTAACAGAAGTTACTGATAACTCAGCGGACTCTAGTAATTGGTAATAGACTTTAAGAAATTCAGCAAACTTTGGATGTTCACTAACTACGAATTCAGGTAGTTGACCAGAAAGTATTGTAGAAATCTTATCATTAAATTTTGCCATTTGTCATTAATAACTGGAAGTAGTTGTGTATCCCACACCTGCCTCAGCACTTCCTCCTACAAAACTATCAGCAGTAACCGTTATAGTTGAATTTGCAATATCCATTTCAACAATTTGGTCTCTAACTGGAACAACATCATTAGAACTTGGTGTTACTGTTAATTCAACTACTGTTGAAGTTGTGCCTCTAATATTTGATATACTAGCAATGTTTAATGAATTAATTATTATTGCACCTGTGCCATAATCAATAGTACCTTGTGTTGAATTTAAATAAGATTTTACTCCACTTGACAAATAATATAATCTTACATTACCTGCGCCATCATCATCAAAAAAGCATTCGTTATCATTACCATCAATTTTAAATCCAGATGAACTTAATATTCCACCTGTACTTGCCATATGTCCAGAGTGTGGATTATATAATGCATTTCTAAAATAGATACTATATTTTGAAGATGTTAAAAGTATAGGTTGGAAAGATTTTCTTATTTTAACAGTTGTGATGTTTGATAAAATACTATCATCTGTATTATCAATCAAACCTGTAACTTTTGAAAATCTAAATACTGAATCAAACTTTTGTAAAGTAGAAGTATTATAAGCTAGTAACTTATCAATAACATCTGCCTTTATAGTATCAGCAGTTTTTGCTGTTGCCTTTGCGTCATACTTAACATTTGAAGTAATTAATACAGAAGTTGCTTCTGGATCTTTTATAATTGGTCTTACTGAAGCAACGTTATAAGGTTTTAATTGAGTTACTATATCTGCTTTTGATGTATCTGATAATACTGTTCCTGATTTTGCTTTAATTGAAATATTTACAACACCGTAAGTTGGAGTTTCATCATCTTCTCCACCCCAAGCACTTACTGATAATGCATTTGGATAAATTGATTTAACTATAGTTTCATAATCAGTTGCTGTAACTGCTCTATCTTGAGCACCATATTGTAAAGGTGCATTAAATTTTATTGACTCATTTGATTCTCCAATTGCACCACCTGAAGAATTTGATTCAGTTGTTATAGTTACGTTTGTAAATCCACCAACATTTCCTGATAAATTAAATTTTGAAGCACCGTTTGAATTTATTGTATTAGTTACAATATATTCCATTATTACAATATTACCATCTTCTAATTTTCTACCTGTTACACCATCACCAAAATAAATTTCATACTTATTACTTACACCTTCTTGTATAAAATATACTTTTGAAATACTTGATACATCATTATAACCACCCGCTACTGTATAAACCTTTTGTGCTGTATCTGTTCCACTAGTTTGAACAATAACTTTTAAAGTTGAAGTATCTGCTAAAACACTAGGTATAACAAATTTCTGGTCAGTATCATTTGTGTCATATGTATATTTAAATGTAACCAATGTTCCTTCATAAAGAGGCACATTTTCAAATTTATAAACTCCATTTACTGGTGAAATTGTTATATCTTCATTAGTCACGTATTGATAATCAACTGCTTCAACTGTAGTTGTGAAAACTGTTCCCTTCTGCATTGTAACAGACGAACCTGTTGCGCCATTAACAAGAATATCAATAGACGCTCTTGGTGCTCTAGGAGATGTAGGAGTATATCCTAACATCTTTGCTAATGAAACAATATTTTTTCTTATGTCTGCACTATCCAAAAACATTTCATTAGTTGACATATTAGCAATGTATGACAAGTAGTGAGTGTTATATGATAGTACATCTAATAGAATAGATAAACTAGACCCTTCAAAATCATAGTCTTGAAATTGAGGTTGACTTTCTAAAAAAGTTCTTAAATTTGCTTTGATTGAATCAAAGTCTAATTCTGATACGTTTAATTTATGTTGCGACATCTATCTTAATCTTTGTAAACTTACTACGACTGATTGAGCTATTGGTGAACCTATAATATTAAATGTTATTTGTACATCTAATCTATTATTATCTATATTGTTAGAAGCAGTCATTGTATTTCCTTCTTGAGCAGCTTGGTTGGCAAAGTTTTCAAAGTCATCTCCATTTATTGTAATACCAGTTAAATGGATTCTAGGTTCGTGATTAACTAAACACTCTTCTATTTTTCTTTTTAAAAATACATTCATTACTGGAGTGTAATTTTCAAAAAGTAATCCTCTTATACCACAACCTAATTCAGGATGAAAAGGTCTTTCATAAAAATTTGTTTGTACTAAATTTCTAACTGCTCTTTTTATTGCTATTGCGTCTTCAACAGTATTAACATCATTAGTAATTGGATGTCTACCGAAGTCTAAATCTATATCTCTAAATTTCCTAGACTGCCTAGTACTAGTACTCTTGACGTGATTTGTATAATCGTTTAAATATGCTTGGTTGTTTTGTGCCATAACAGTAACTATTTATACTGTTTAGCCAGCTCTTACGTTAGAAGAACCCTCAAACATTGCTCCAAAATCAAAAGAATCCCCAACTCTTGCAACACCTTTACCTTCAGCACGAACTGTTGCCGAAGCAAGATTGATTTTAGCAAAAGGATGTGGGACACAATAGATTCCTACAAGCCACGTATGTGGTAAAGCAGGATCGTTAAGTCTAACAATGGGTATACCATTTGCTCTGACTGTTGATTGTGTTGCTTTAACTCCTATAATAGGTGTACAAGGATGTCCTGTTGTACCTAAATCTGTTATATCCCTACAAACTGCTGGCATTTACGCCAATATCCAAATTAGAACTACTAATATTAAAACGTATACTGGAACTTTAGTTTCAGTTAACCATTTTTTTGCGTCTTTTAAATATTCTA